TCCAAGCCCACCATCAAGCTGGCTGACGGGAGCAACACCACGTTTAGTACCGATGACTCTCGCATAAGTAGGCAGATTCCGCCTAGCCGTCAGGTGGAGAAGAACGTAGAGGAAGCCTTCCGAGAGGGCACACCGTTTGAGGCGTCGGACTTTGAGGTGAAGTCATCGCAGCAGAAGCTAGAGCGATTGGCTCAGCCCGACGACAGCATGCAGGACATCATCGACCGGGGACGGGAAAGGTATATGCCTGACTCCGTAATCGTGGCGGTGCTCATCAAGAAGTACGGACGGAAGAACATGAAGGCCATCAGTAATGCAATGGCCATCAACTACGACATTTTCCGTGCCATGCCCAAAGTCTTTGGTGATGTCAAAGGTGGTCTAAAGGCAGGCAGAGAAATCTATATCGACGTCATGAAGGCGCTCGATGAGTTTGCTTCACCGAAGAAGGAGAAGCTTAAGCCACTGAGAGGAAAGGTCCGTAATGATAGGATTGCGGAGTTGCGTAAGGAGTTCCCGAAGGAGGAAGAGAAGAGCGATAAGCAGCTCCTGAAAGACCACCCGCGCAAGGTGAAGCTAATAGCACCAACCAAGGCAGAGGTGGTAGCCAAGGCGATGGAGCTACTGACGGAGAACCCAGAGTTTAAGAAGCAGACGCCCGACTTGCAGGATAAGATGGTCGTAGGCTTTAACAGGGCTATGAGTACCCGCGCCAACAAGGGCATACAAAACAAGTTGCGCGAGCTGCGTAACAACATCAGTATGCGTAAGCAGGGAGCCAAGGCGGCTGCCGAGGTGAAGAATCAGATGCGAGCCCTGATGGAAGAGGCTTTGCCAAAAGCTGTGTATTCTAAAGGTGAGGTCAAAAGGATGCTTGGCATCATCGATAGGGTCAATGAGAAAAACTATCAGGTAGAGGCAGAGAAACTTATCTCGGTCATAGAATCCAAGAGGCAGGAGATGAGCAACAATGTCCTGAAGGACATACAACGCTTTGTTCGTAAGGCCGCACGCACATACAAAACCTCATCAGGTAGGGTGCGTACCCGTGGCTTAGACGCCGCCGGACAGGCTTATTTCCAAGAGGCGGAGAGGGTGATGCTCGCCATAAAGAACAACGATGTCGAGACGCTAGGGCGGATGGCAGAAGAGCACGCAAATAACGCGCTCGTCAACGAGCTGATTAACGCTCGCAACGAGGGCGCCAAGCTTACCGTAAAGGAACAGTCGCTACTCGATAGGGTCAGCGCATACGATATGTTCATCCGCCTGCTCGACATGAACCTCGAAGAGAGGGAGGCCGTGCTCGAAGACTTGCGTATCAACGAGGGTTTCTCCCGCTTTGCTCTCAACCAGCAGCGACTCATCAATGCACGCAGGGCAGAAGCCCTACGTCAAGGTGCAGCGGAAGACGTAGCGTCAAACTACGGGTCTATTATCCTCGGTCCCGATGGGCTTCCGATGAACGACAATGAGATTGGTGCCAAGCGTAGCGTAATCCTAGCGCGGTGGAAGGACTCTACCGCACGGGAGAAATACGACATGCTCAAGGACTTGATGAAGACCATGAGTCAAGAGAGCGCGGGAAAGTTGGCCAAAGGTCTTAGGCAAGGCATCCACCTAGGTACATATTCCAGCATCCTCGGAGACTACTTCTACGAGAACATCTTCTCTTCGGTCAACAGGATGGAAGAGGAGTACAACAGGGGGGTAATCAACCTGTCTGCAAAAATAGATGAGCTGGCCAACAGCATCGACGGTATTGAAGACGGGTATGCGGAGATAGCGGAGCTGGCGATGTCCAACACAAAGATGTTTACCCTGAACATGAAGGGTAGGCAGCAGGCTTTCTTCATGGATAGCCTCATGCGGCTGTATGCTTTGTCTTTGAACCCATTACAGAGGCAGCGCCTTGTAGAGATGGGCATAGACATGTCTGAGCTCGACGCCATCATAGACCCTAGGCTCAAGGAGTTTGTAGAGAAGACGGTAGACTTCCTGTCCAACGAATACTACGAGGGCATCAACGATGTATACCGTAGCGTCAATAGCGTTAATCTCCCACACATAGAGAACTACTTCCCTACACAAACGCTGGTGCCGACAAAGGTTTCTATCAATGAGCTGAAGGAGGGGTTGTTGGGCATGCCGTCAGCACAGACGGCATCGGCTTTGAAGTTGCGTACCGCAACTACGGGTGAGATTGCCCTTGGCTCCGAAGCGGGTGGCCTCAGCTTTTTCCAAGTGCTGGAACAGCACAACAAAAGCATGGAAAGGTTCAAGGCTTTTGCGGAAGGAACGAGGGACATCAATAGCATCCTTTCCACACAAGAGTTGCGCTCGCTGCTTACGGTATTCAACGGTAACCAGATGCTGAACCTGTTGGTCAACAACAGTGTCAACCCCGAGCAATTTGTTTCGGAGATGTCGTATCCACTTGCGGATTGGATGACTAAAAAATTCACCTTTGCCGCGCTGGCCTTCAAGGTGTTTCAGGCATTCAAACAATTTGCGTCTATCCCCATGGCTTTTGAGGGGTACAAGTATCGCCCTGACTCCAACAGGTTTACTGACGCCCTGATGTTTAGCTTCGATGTGGCTCGCCTTACAGTACACATGCTGGCTGAGCTCGCTACGCTAGGGAAATACAAGGGACCTGTAGCCGAGGCTATGGATATATCGGCTACGTTCCAGCAGCGGGTAAAGCAAGGATTCAGCGGAGACATATACACCTTGGAACAAGGCAGCGTAGGCATACGAAACCCACGCGATAAGTTCAAAAAGGGACAGCGGTTTGTGAAGGGCATGGAACGGGCTGGCGGTATGACCACGGCCATCGGAGATATCGGTGGTGTGATGGGATACTTTGTCAACTACCGCCGCAACATTGAGAACGGGATGTCAAAGGAGGAAGCTCTGGAGAAGTTCAACGACTTCAATGTGACACAGCAGTCGCGCCGACCTTCGGAAAGGGTTCCGGTACAGATTTATCAGAACGGAATATTGCGGCTATTCACAGCCTTCGGAAGCACATACTTCCTCTATGCCAACAACACTATTCAGGCCGGAAACAAAATCCTGAGGGCCATAAGAAAGGGAGAGAAGCCAAGCTCGAAGGACGTGCGCCGCTTCTACCTTAACGCAATATATGGTCACGTAATATGGACGATGGCAGCCAACGCTTCTCTGCTAATTAAAGGAGATAAAGAAGACAGAGAGAAGGCGTTGAAGAGAATGCTTGTGTCTCCCTTGGGTCCCCTTACTCTTATACCCATAGTTGGTGCTCAAGTGAAGCAAGTCATGAACGCTCTCGCCGGCGACGACTTTAAAGCGTCGGTTGGTTTGGACCCACTGGAAGGCTTAATACGTGAGGTCAAAAAATCATTTAAAGAAGAGCGTTACGGGCGTGCCGTGTCCGAGATATTTGAGTACGGACTGGGAGTCAACTTTGATATGTTCCGTGGTCTGTATAAGATAGCGGAAGGAGAAGAGGTTACCGAGGGTACCTATGAAGCTCTGGGAATACCGAAGACAACAAGGCCGGAGTCAGACGAGTGACCAGTGTATATCGATAAAGCGAACGTCGCAGTCCTCGTTCTTGCAGCGCCAAGAGACCATAAGTAAATCGGTGTCTCCGTCTTTGGAGTCGTGGTCACCGGTCCACGTCATGGTCTTACGGCACTCCGGGCACTTCATAGTCCGTTGTATATCCTGTTCAATCGGATGAGCACCTCTTGTTCTGTCCCGGGCTTGGTGCGTTCTCGTACCAAGTCTATCAATCGCTCGAGACGGCGCTCGCTCTTGACGTGCTTACGCAGGTCCTGATACTTGTCGAGTATCTCTTCGTAGTCCTTCTGTAGCTCTAAGAACTTACCTCTCAACTCAGGTGGAGAGTAGTAGAATACGGGGTCTTCGCCGATGTACTCTTCGCGGGCATAGATGTATTTCTTTCGGAAGGGCTTGTTGGTCTCTAACAACATCTCTCCTTTCCGTATGTAATGAAGGACGGTAGAGTGGTTGCGACCAAGGATGCGACCGATGTGTGTTGGCGTAACTCCCTGCTCGTTGACGAGCATAGAGAAACATATACGGGAGTCAACGTATCGACGCTCCCGACACCGGCTGTATACATCACCGTGAAAGCACACGAAACAAATATCGGCAAGGCGACTCACTTGGTTCGGGTGGTGTGGAGGTTCATTCATTGTAATATTAGTTTTTTGTCTATCATCATGTCGAGGTATTCGTCACAATCGATGGTAGTAAAATCAAGGAGAACAGGTACCCATTCCTCAACATTGTAGTACTCAATCTTGTAGTATAGGTCGCCGTCGACGCGGCCACCCGCTTCGGAGGTGTCCTCTTCATTGAACTCGAAGTACTCTAGCGAATCCTTTATCTGCTTCAGTACGCGAACCCGATGCTTTGGCGCGACCTTCATGATGCCGTCGACAAAGGCTTCGTCAATCTCATACGGTTCTTCAACCTCGATATACTTCTGTTTCGATACCATGTTGTCTCAGCTCTTTCATGCGGTACTCCTGAAGCTTAGACACCTTGCCCGTTGGCCTCTTGACTTCGGAGAAAAGAACGCCACTGTTAGGGGGTATAGCTACGAGGTCGGGGATGCCGTTCTTGTTGGTCTTGATGAGCTTAATGACATAGTAGCCTTCCTCTTCCAATTCCTTGATTCTCCGCGACTGTATCTGCTGCTCCGTCATCTTACCTACAAGGTAAGAACGTCCCTTCGAAAGTGACTCAACGTGTAGTCCTTCTTACCTGACACCGCTTTGTGGATTTTTGTTTCTATGCCACGTTCCGCGAATACCCAATAGATGTCGCTCTCTTTTCTGTCCTTGGTCGTCATCCTATCTCGCGACTGCCAGTAGCTGGTGGCGGAGAAGTCGATGTTGTAGTACACGAGCGCCGAAGCCTTGCGTAAGCTGATGCCCTCGCGGCCACTGACTATCTGCAACGCAATGCTTTTGTCGGTAGTATCAAACTCGGTAAGGTCGGTGGTTAGCTCGTCGCCATAGACGTTCTTCAAAGCCTGTAGCTCAGCCTTGAACTTGTAGAAGATGGCAACCTTGTCTGACCTAAACCTGTCGTGGATATACTGCGCCTTGCTGTGGTCGAAGACCATATACCCCCCGCTCTCAAACTTCACCGTACCCGAGTACATCTGGTGTAGCTTCTGCATAAGCTTGACCGGGGTATCGGCGAGCACAACCTCTTCCTTCCCGTCGATGACGCGGTGCTTGCGTAGCTCCGAGCACATTCTGTATGTCCTGTCTTCCATAGGTACGCGGAGGATATGCTCGTTGAGCTGACTCTGAAAGCCCGCGTCCTTTTGACTGAAGCTAATCATGTACGGCTTCATGGCCAGAAGGATAGACGGCAGTCCCTTGTCGTAGAACTTCATTGGCAACGAGTTGATGACGCGCTCCTGAACGTCGACGTAATCGTCAGCAAAGCGGTAGAAGTTTTTGTACCCACGGAAGGGGTTGGTGTCTATCCCATAGACCTGATGGTACATCTGGCTGTACGACTCCGGAGTAGGGGTGCCGGACAGCAAGATGACGAACCTGTTGCGCGTCATATCCCGCACGGCTTTAGCTCTCTTACTAGCCTTAGGGAAGGCCCCAAGCCCGTGTGCCTCGTCCAAGATGATGAGGTCCCAGTTAATCTTCGGGAGCTTATGCATGCTCTCGTAGTTGATGGCGAAGAATTCATACGGGAGACACAGCTTCTTGGCATCTTCTCCGATGCTACCCAACGCCTTCTTCTTGGTCAGGAACAGCACGCTCTGGACACCCATCTCCTCAGCTATCTTCAGTGAGGTGATGGTCTTGCCCGTGCGCACCTCCATGGCGAGGTATACAAATTTGTGCTTCCTGAGTATGACCTTGGCCTTGTCAACAATGGTCCGTTGATAGCTCCTTAACTCCATGACATCTCGCTTTGCTGTTCGCCCTCATGCTTGGTGCGGATACGCATCCATCGACCCGTGCTATCTCGGCCCTCTTCAGGCGATATGCCGTGTCTGTATATGCAGTATGCCACGAGCCACTTGTAGAACTTGGTTCGTGAGATAGTCATCTTCGCCTTGGGTGCGTAGTCCGGGTTCTGTTCTATGAAGTCATGGTACAGGGTGTCCTTGTACAGCTTGTAGTGGACCTGAAGGTCAGCGTTCTGCTCACCGCCGACGAGGCCGCACCACTCGATGAAGTCGTGGCTGGTCTCAGCACTGAGTTGCCTGATGCCGAGGTTAATGAACTTGCTTTCGATGAGTCCGGTGCCGAGGTATGAGCGTAAGCACGCGACCATGTAGTTGTCGAAGGCGCACCAATCGTCCTCATCCCAGTCGGCAAAGAAGTGCTTACCGAATTCTTGTATCGGAGTGAACGACTTGCTATAGTACTGGTGTAGCTCGAGCTCCCACTTCCTGCGTGCGAAGCTGTTGCCCGCACCCTTGATGGCGTAGTTGGTGGTGATACCAATCTTCGGGGACTTCTCAAAAGGAATCTTGATGGCGTCCTTGTTCTTCTTCTCCAGTGTCAAACCCTCTGTTACTACGCTGAATAGACGCTCGAAGTCAAAGTTCTTCTTCACGTCATCGAAGCAAAGTATCTGAGTGTCAGCACTTACGAGTTGGTATGGGAAGCTACGCTCGAAGGCGAACGCTTTGCCGTCTATCACCACGAGCTTCTTCATGTGACTCAGTGCGTTCATGAACAGGCCCTTGCCTGTACCACCCTCAGGGTTGTCGCTGATGACCTCATCGTTGAGGATGACGGCGGGGCAGTAGCTCAAGTTCTTGTACCCGTGGAGCATATACCCGATGGTACTCTCCATGGTTGTTGTCCTGCTGTCCTCGTTGTTGCAGATGTTACCGATGAATTTTTGGTAGTCGCAGTCGTCGTATTCGCACGTCGTAAACAGCCGGTCTATGATGTGGTCTTGCCAGACGTACCCACCGAGGTCGAGGTAGTCGATGATGGTCACCGCCTCGGGCGTGATACGCACCGCGCAGTTGCGGTAGTATAGGTATGCCGTGGCGGACGTATCCTCCATGAAGTACACATCGATGGTGGCAAGCAGCGTAAGGAACTCCTCACGGAAGTACCGCACGGCATCGGCGAAGAAGTTGTAGATGGTCTTGTCCTCAAGGTCGAGGAGGTAGCCGAGGATGAAATCCTTTATCTCCTTCTCGCTCGTGTGGTCGATGAGGTTGTTGGTCACCTTGACGAAGACGTAGTTCTTACTGCCCTCGGGGGCGTACTTGTAGAACCCGTTGTCTTCGAGGAAGGTCTTGAAGTCGAGGGGTACAATCTTGATGACACCCTTCTCAGTCTTGAGCCAGAAGGTCTGCTCCTCGTTCTCTCTCTCCACACGCTCGAGGACGGCCTCTACTACGTCGCCCTCAACCTCGCCCTTTAGTTGGGAGCGGACTTCTTTTTTTGATACACCGCGCTTGAGCTGTGCCTTGATGTTGTTGATGCGGTCAGTATCCTCGTAGTATCGAGTGCCATGGTTGGCGGTGTGGCTGTACGCCGAGGTCAGCGTGCGCTCTATCTCTTTGGATGTGAAGTCGGACTGCTCAAACTGACGTAGGATGTGCGAAGCAAGGCTTCTGTTGATGCCGAAATCATTGAAGGCCATAGCAAGCTTGAACACATTGGCGTTGCGCTCACCATCTACTAGCCCGTATTTCTTGGTCCACCACTTGAGTAGTATGTCAGCCGTCTTGTTCTCATCGGTGATTGCGATGGTAGGCATGTCTCGGCTGACCTCTACCTCGACGTAGTCAGAGTCTTCGATGCCTGTCCACAGCTCACTCTTCTCATTGACATAAATGAGAGGGTCGTATGACTCGTAGCACACGCGGCTTACGTTCTTGCAGGTCTTGTCGAAATGGTCAGAGTTGAAGTGCTTGTCGAGTGCGTTGAAGTAGTTGGTGTGGTTGTCTGCATCCTCAGGGATACGGACAAGGGCCTTGAGACCATTGCCTGATGGTGAGGTGAAGACGGAGTAGATGTGTCTGTCTTTCTCCAACCTACTGCGCTCGGTCTTCATGTCCTTCTTGGTTACATAACCATCGAAGTCAAGGCAGATGAACCCGCTGTGTTCTTGTATAGAAGAGTCGTTTCTTTTGTTGAAGATGCCGGAGAAGCATACCGCAGGTAGCTTCTTCTTTATCTCGTTACGCAAAGCTTTGTCATTCTCCTTACGGATTCTTGTGACGAGGTCTTTGCTTGCTCCTTCCTTGATTCTTGTGAGCACGAAGGCTACTGAACGATGGAACGGAGTCTCGGTGTCCCGGATATTCTTGAAGATTGTGACGATTTCCGACATAGGTGTGTCGCTTTTGGTGTCGATATATTGTAGTTAAAATACTGATACTCAGTCTTAGTGTCGGTTATGTCGATTCTCCTTGTATGTATGTAGGAGAAAAGAAAAGTAAAGTACTCTCTCTCTCTCTATAAGGGGGAAAGAAAATCGACATTCGACACAGACAAAAGAGGGGGGCCGTTGCCCCCCTCTCGCTCCGTCTGATGGAGTAAGGGAGATGAATCAGAACGGAGACTCTTCCTCAGTCGGGGGCTCTACCTCAGCCTTCGGCTTCGGCTCCCATGTGTCAAGCTCGAAGTAGTAGCGGCCATCTTGGCTGAGCTTCATCTCGAAGTTGACCCATCCCCTCTTGGCATTGTTCTTTATCATGGTGAGGAACTCACCCTCTTCGCCGTCATCATCGAAGACCTTGATGCCAACCTTGGCTTTGATAAAATCTGGAGCCTCCTCGTTGGGCTTCTTCCAATTCATTCCGGGTGCGTACACCCTGTCTTTCTCTTCACTCATAGTGTTTGGGTTATATAAAAAGTTTCAATTGTATCTGTAGCATCAGGCCCAAAGAACTTGTCGTAGACCTCAAGGCCCCGTTCGACTTTCTCTCTCCCTCGGGTGATGAAATCCTCGCTTGGTTCGTACATGCCCATCCTGCCTGTCTTCTTGTCGATGACGAAGAACACCAGCGGTACGCCGAACAATGTCTCATAGATGTAGCATTGGCTGTCGTAGCCATACTTGCGTGCCGACCACTTGAAGTCGTCGATGTTGCCAGTGGTCTTCAGGTCGATGACGCGGTCAGGACAGAGGATGTCTGCCTTGCCCTTGAACTCTCGACCCATGATGTTACCTACGATAGGTTCCTCATACTTGTTGGCGTCATCACGGATGGCTTCGAAGAAGTCGTAGTTGCCAAGCATCTTCTGCGCCCACCCATGTATCTCCTGCATCTCCTTGGTTAGGAGCATGAACGGTACACCAAGGTTTGCACACGCGTCCTTGTACTTGTTGGTGTCGCGGCGGGAGGCATCGACACACGCTACATTAGCTGCCTTCTCCGGCTCAAGGATGAGCTGATGAAAGAGGCGACCTTTCGCAAACACAGGGTTGTCAGGGGTGGGGACACCGAACTTAGACGGGTCGTCAAGCAAGACCTTGATGTCCGAGTTGGACATGTACTGCCTGCCGAACTCTCCGTAGTAGCTCTCGTCATCCCGCAGTTTTTCTATGACGTTCTCGATGATGTCGCTCATAGGTTCTCCTTCAATGCCTTCTGGACTTTGGTGCTCACCTTGTACTTGGTGCGCAACTGCTCAAGAATCCATGGAAGCCCCTTGTCCTTCTGCTCAATGACGAACTTCAAGACCTTGGCCCAGTTCTTGTCATCGACCTCAAGACTAATGCGCTCGTTGACGAGCGGCTTAGAGGGTGCTTCCTTGGCCTTACTACTAGCGACTGAGGTATCCTCCTTCAGCCACAGCGAAAGTCCAAGGCCGTGCATCGCAATAGCCTTCACGGTAGCGCGTTGAATGGTCTTGTTGACCTCGAAGCTATTGACCTTGTCAATCGGGATGGAGTTGTTGCGGTGGTCCATGACACAAAGCATGTCGATGTGCTCTTGCTCCTCCACGACGATACCCACCTTAACATAGGCCCACCTGCCGTCAGTAAAGTAGTTGAGTCCCGTGTGCTCAGACTCATAGATGATACGCTGAGCATTGGGGTAGTTCTGCTTTAGCAAAGACCAAGCCCGCGCCCAAGGCAGGTAGTCATTATGGCCCTTCTTCTCAATGAATGAGCTGACGTCGATGGCCTGAAGCGTGTTGTAGATGGACTCTTTCATTTCAGTTTATTAATGAGGGTGGTGTAGTCAGGGTCGGTGTCTACCTGCTCGGCGATGCGCTTGATGCCGTGACCAATAGAAGACAAAGCGATGTCGTATCCGTTATCACCCATGTACTTCTTGATGTACGTGTTGGGCATGGGACGATGACTGCACAGGTAGTACAGGATGTGACGAGCGTCAACAACCTCACGGTTCTTGTCTTTGGTGAATAGTTGCTCGCGACTTACCTCGAAGTGCTGTGTAACCTTGTCTGTGTACTCTTCAAATACTTCTCGTTTCATTCTGTTTCAATTAAAATTTCTTCGATGTATAACTTGCCGTTCCTTAGCTCCACATTGTTTTGGTCGCCGAACTTGAAGTGATTGTGTTGGGCCAACTCCTCGCCCAATGCTTTGCTCAATCCATTGTGTGCTGATGGCTGACTGCGGTATGCCTTAGACCACACGGTGCCAAGGGTTTCAGTCTCGTAATGAAGGAGGTAAATATATTCCATCTTCAAAAGAATCTGACGTGAGAGCGACGACGATAGTTGTATACATTCTCGAAGACACGCAAGAACTCTTCAGTAGAGGCGGCATGAACAAATAAGTGCGGGTTCTTCTCTGCGCGTTCAAGCAACGTCTTCCAATCGAAGCCTTCGATGGTACGCAAGCACCGCAAGAACGCAGTTACAAAGTTAGACTTCAGGTAGAAATCCCAACGCCGGAACTGAATCAGAGCATCGAGCCTCTCCATGGCCGCCTCCTTGCTGTCGCGAAACTCCCATGTGCCACCGCCGAGGTTCATCTTCTTCTGCTTGGTGTTGGCTGTAGCGGCACTGCCCTGAGCCAACATACTCGCGATGCGTAACGACACCTTGGGCTCGACCGCTTGGCACTCCTCAAGGAAGTCAAGTAGCCTGATGTAATGGTCGTTGCCTTGGGCGGCATAGCTACGCGCTTTGTCTAACGGAGTCCACGCCTTGGACAGGCTGTTAAGAACCACCACCCTGTCGATGCTGATTGCGTCAGTAACAATGTACTTGACGTTGATGCCAAGCGATTGGCAAGCAAGGAAGCGGTGCTGACCCTCAAGAATGTTACCCTCGGCATCGACGAGGATGGGTTGGCTTAAGCCGTTGTCGTGGATGTCTTTGGCAAGACGCTTGACGTGGCCATCGTCAACGTGTCTGTTGAGTTTGATAAACGAGAATTGAGAGTAGTCATTGGTCTCGACTACGGAGTTGTTTCTGGACATGATGTATTGTTTTCTTTAATGAATTCCATATTGAATCTTTTCCATAGCGTTGCTCATAGCCCCGCTCTAATTCCGTCAGTAAAGCCTGAAGCTCCACCATTTCTTCCTTCTTCGAGTTCTCCATAGGTTCCCGGTACACGTCCGTGTTCTTCAAGATAGATGCTCTTGTCTAAGTCAGACACGTCTATGATTGTACTCTCTGTACCTTCTGTCTCGGCTCCGTCAAGGGCGTTCTCAAAGAACGTATGACACCGCACCGTTTTCATTATGAGTACGTCACCCATGCGGTGTATGGCTACGCCATAGTCGCACGGGTCTTGTTTGCGCTCATGCCCCAAGGTCTCAGCCTTGTACATCATCTCTCTCCAAAAAAAGTAGCTGTCCATGGTGAACCCATGGGAAGCGGGCATCTGCACCTCTTGGCCGGAATTGACCCCGTGAATGTAGCCGCTCACTTTAGGGTTGTTGAAGATGTCACAGCAGGTGACACCAAGCCCGAAGGCCATAGCCTGACCAACGGCTTCCGCATAACTGCGGGTTTGAGAATTGTTCTTCATGACTTGAGGATTCCTTCGATATGCTCGTCGGACATTTTGTGGTCGGCAAAGCTGACTAACTCCTTGATGGCGTCCTCTTCTACAGTGACATCTCCGTTGTAACTGAAGCCGCCGCTTTCCACCTCGACGTTTAACTCGACGCCACCCCTCCAACTATCCGTCTGTACTTCCATGCTCTCCTCGTGTGCCGTAGCTCCGAGGTCGTACGCAGAGCGCAACATCTCGATGACCTGCTCCTTGGTATACTGAGGCTCAGGCTTGAGCAAGGGGCCGTCGATGGCAAGGCTTGCCTTCATGTCCATCAGGTTGGAACGCGCTCCGTCGATAAGGAAGTTGAGCTGTTCGAGTAATGTGTCACGAGTCTGCGGCGTGACTTCCGGGGTTGACTGCTCGTCAACGAGCGGGGGGGAAACTTGTTCGTTCATTGCACTTTATTTTTATTTTTGATATAGGTCGCCATGGTGTGCGCATATGGAAACCCATTTTGAATTTTACTGAAGATGGCAACCTCGGCTCCGTCATGAACGTCCACCCCAAGGGTGAACCCTACGCCGTGACGAAGTAGCCCGTACTCTAGCACCTCTATCTTCTCCCCCGCCCGCAATCGGCGGTTGAGTTCTGCCTTGCTCTTGGCCCGAACGTATACTCTCATTGTAGTTATGAATCATACTGCAATATACAAATAATAGCCGGACTATGCAAGCGGATTGATACATTTATTTTACTGCTCATCTGTTCTCATTAGCAAGGTTTCAAAGTTCTCACTGCCGATGGTATATCCACGGGCCGTGTCGTGAAGGAGAAGCACGTCGGGTGTGATTCCTTTCTCCGTGAGGTAGCGGCAAGCTTGCTCAAGGACATCGCCCAAGGCGTAGTCGTATTCGAGGAATACTCTCGTACCCTGTCTCATATCCTTGACGCGCACCCGCGCACCCTTGGTGTTAGTAGGTCCGTAGAACTCTACATGGAAGGCTCTGTGTCTTTTCATCTTACGAATTTCTTCCACACCATCTCCGGCAACTGCTCACGGCAAGCCGTGTCCATGTTGTCGATGTACTCTAGTATCTCTTCGTCACTTGCGTGGCGGCGAAGCAGAGGGGATAGGCCACGGACGTTGGCTATATCACCGCATAGGTCCTCCCACCCGTTGCGCCTGTTGTACTCAGCCATGAGGTCGGCGCGGTTGCGGCACAACTCTGCCATGTGTTTGTCGAGGTGATTTGTCCTTACCATTATTTCTCGTTCTGTTGTTCGTACTTCTCGTCAGGGTCACGCTCGCCTTGGCATTCGCATCGGCGGGTGGTGGAGTTGGGGTCGGCGTAGTGGCCCGTGTAAACGAACCCCTCGCCGCCGCATTGCGGACACTCCTCTTCCTCTTCCTGAAGGCTCAATACAAACCGAGCCATCTGTTGGAACGAGCCGAACCCCTTGAGATGCTCGACCATGTTGTCAATCTTCTCTTGATAGGTCATTTGTTAATCTCTTCGATGATGTAGATGTGGCGACAACTCTCGCCGGCGTTGAATTCATCGACGTTGCGGTACTCTGTATCCATGTACTTGTTGAAGTCCTCGAGGTAGTAGTCAAGGCTCTTGAAGGCGAAGCCCTCGTCTAGTGGGTCGTCGGTCTCGACGACGAAGTAAAATGGTTTCATAGCTTTCCTGCTTCAATGGTGTGTAAGATGTCGGTGTCTCCGTTCTTGATGGGGTGGATTTCGAACAGCCACTCCTTGTCATAGGATATGTTGATGTCCAAGGCGCCTCCGTGGCTGAACCACAGGTCATCGTCGCCATTGCTCATGCAGGTGATGACGTCTTTTGGGATTTCGATGTCGCCGAACACCTCGCTTGGGACGATGACCTTGTCGCCTTGCAAAGCCCTCATGGCCTCGGTCTCAATGTTGCTTAGCATTGTCATGGGGGGGTTAGAACCCTCTTGAATGTGGCGGACACAGCGTAGGATGAGCATCATATGGTCTCTCATAGCTCTTGTATTGAATTGAACTTGGCGCGGTTAGCATCGCGGTCAAGGTTGAGTGAGTGGATGTACTCATAGGCATCGTTCCAATCGTCGAACGCCTTGCCGTCAACGTGGTACTTGAACACCTTGTACTTGTTGGGCTGTCCGTCATTGTCGTACACCTCCGTCACGTCGATGCCGAACTCGTTGGTAAGGATGTCCATCACCGCAGTGGGCAACGACCCGACACCATCGTAGTCAACGAGCTTGCCGCCGTGAATCTCAAGGCCACCCTCGGCGTAGTATTTCTCGCCGTCCCACTTGGTGTCGTGGAACTCGAACCACGCATGGCCCGAAGCCTTAGTGCCTACATGAACAATGACCTCGACGTTCTCGTCTCGGTGTACATCCTGACCCGTACTGAGTACGGTGTGACCAAGGGTAGGATAGATGACCTTGGCATTGATGAGTTTGTCTTTCATGTCTATTGTTTTGCGCTCGTCAACGAGCGGGGTTGGGTGTGGCATGGTGTATTGAATGATGACGCAATGTACAACTAATGTTTGAACTATGCAAGCGAATTGATATATTTATTTTAGGAAACTCTTCCTGATACGCTCCATCTTGGCTTGGTTCGCAACCAAAACCCTGTACCAAGGCACAAGCCGAAGCAACGTGGATACAACCCACATCTGTGCAGTCGTCATCTCAAGGGTGATGGTCGTCAGGTCTTTGTGCCAATGCCACTTGCCTGATTTCAATTGGCTGAAGAACATTCTCTCTTTCGTCATCGTGCAAATACTTTGATGGTGACGCACATATTGCGCTTTTGCGTGACCTCACACCTGACAAACGATTGTTGAATGTGTCCGTTCTCGTCCTCGTCAGGCTCGAAGACGCAGTCAGGATACTGACTGATGAACTGCTCAAGCTGATGCTCCTCGTTGGCCTCAAGACCGCTCACGTCGCCGTTGATGAGGGGAGCAACCAAGTGGTAGCCGATGTCGCACCTGTCGTTTGCCACTCGCGTTATCTGTACCTCGCGACCAATAGGCCACCGCAGTCTCCATCGCTTTGGCCAACGGCTTGAGGGTATCTCCTCAATCGTCATGGCCGTCATGTGGTTGTCCCACATGGTCTTGGCTTGTTCGAACGCGTCCTCCTTGGTCTCAAAGGAGGCGATGAGGGTAGTGTCGCTACCCTTGGGCGATGCCGCCCATCCAGTGATAAGATATCTCATGAGTAGCGCAACCAATATGCCGCGACGAATGCGAACGTGAGAAGGGAGAACATGAGACCCACAGCAGGGTCGTATGTCAGGAGGTAGAAGATGCCGATAGTCAGCAATACGGTGATGCAGAAATAAATGTGTGTCATTTGTTGAGGACGATTTTTGCCGCTTCGAGCAAGGGTGAATCAGAGACGAGTTGGCCAATGTGAAAGCACATCTCGTGACTGCTCGTCAACGAGCAGTTGTCATTGTCTACCCTACGAACACGGATGTGGGTAGAGTCCAACCTGTGGTAGCGCGATACCTCTTGGCGGCTAATCACAGGTGAGGCATGACCCTGCAATGGGCCGTACTCGGTGACCAGTACTGCGGTCAAGTCAGTATGCCCGGAAGAGGTCGGGGCAAGGAGGGCGGTGGGCTGTATCTCAAACATAGTGCAATGTACTAATAATGTTTTGTCTGTGCAAGTGAATTAGCATTTAATTTAAAGGTGCATATTACTGATGATGAACCGAACACCGCTCGGGATGCGGGACACAGGTTCAATGAGGTGGACAATGCCGCCGCCCTCGACGTCGATGACGGAGTCAGTCTCGAAGGCAACGCAAACCGCATTTTCCAAGTCGTTGAGGTGAATGCCTGTGGTCAACGAAAGCATGGCCATGCGGGCCGTCGTTGTCTCAGGGTCGTGTGCGCTGAAGCTGACCACCAAGTGGTTCCAATTTATTTTGCTCATATCGAATGTCTTCTACCCCCAAGACCCCGCACCGGAGAGGTGCGAGGCGAGGGGCCGCTCGTCAACGAGCAGTTCAGAACGTGATGGAGTGCATCAACTCCGTGTCCGATATCACGCCCGCCTCCTGTAGGAAGGCCATGGTGTTGTTCAACGGGATGCCCACTCCCAACCCGTCCGTGATGAACTTGTTGGCGAGCATCAGTCGCTCGGACTCAGACAAGCCCTCGAACTTACTGCGGCAAGCATCCAACGCCCGCTGATGTGCGTCCTCAGGACGGGGCATCATCGGAGCATCCGACTTTGCCTTTTGCTCAAGGTAGGCGGCCCGCTTGCCCTTGAAGTATGCAAGGCTCTCCCTGCAACGCTCGAGGGAGTAGCGTGAGTGGTCCACAAGGGCGAACTCCTTCGCCTGTTTTGCGAGGGCCAATTGGTCCTCCCAGAACTCTACCTTCCCTTGGTAGCCGTCATTGTTTCTCTTGTTGCGCTTCATAGCATTGTGTTTGTTAATGGGTTGCACCACCAAAACCCCGCAACCCGAAGGTTGCGAGGCAGGGGCCGCTCGTTGACGAGCAGTTACGCAGGCTCGGTGGTCATCCATGAAGTGACATGGGCCATCAGCTCCTCGTCCTTGACAGGGCGGATGGCCGCCGCCGCCTTGGTCATGCCGGACGCAAGGAGAGCCTCACGCAGGATGGCGAGACCGACGATGATGTCCTCCTCCTCAGCCTCAGTCTCGATGACTCGTCCGGGAGTGATGCGAACAGCCTGTGGGCAAGCTCCGCTCACTTGGAATTGACCAACGTACTTGCCGCTCGTTGACGAGCGCGTATCGCCCGCTTCCACCTTCTCGCCATCAGCCGAATCAGCGCAAGCCTTGCAGTAGTCGATGAACCGCTCGACACTTGGGTCTTGCTTCTTCTCCTGCTCAGCCAACTTGTACGCCTCGACCAACTCAGGGGTGGCACTCTTCGCCGCCTGAATCAGCTTGTTCATCCATGACCGGCTCATGCCATTGGTGAGGTGGGGAACAGCTTGGTCCCATCCATTGGGCAAGTCAGGGTTAGCCTTGAACTGCTCCTTCAGCGTCTCCTTCCAAGCCTCTGAGACCTGCGGCAATTTCTCGCCGAGGGCAAGTGACCTGTCGAAAGCCTCAGCCTTTAGCTTGCCAATCTTGTCGACAGCAGTGGTGATGGTGTTGGTGGTGAAACCTCCGCCGAACTTGTAGTTGGTAGCGGTCGGCGCGTCCGCTTGGGGGGTGTTTGTATTTTGCATAGCACAAGTGTACGACAACATTTCTAATCTCACAAGACAGAAGTGATATTTAATAGCCAACGGGTGTGAACCGACCACGGAGCGCGTCAACAGGGCGAGACACACAAGGTGCTCGTCAACGAGCAGTGCAGGGCTACAGGCGAGACGTTACAGGTGAGCGGGACATGGGGTGGGGTAAAGCGGACCCTCCCCATGTCTCTTCGGGGGATGCGTGGATGGGGTGGGGGGATGCCATTCGTTACAGGCAGGGGACGGGAGGTGGTCGTTCGACGAGCGCGGGTGGTGGTGCTCGTCAACGAGCGGAGGTGGCGGTGGTGGTACGCCCACAGAAAACGCCAAACAATCCGGATGCGGAATCCAAAACATGACCCCCCCCTATCGAAAAAAGTTGACTTCAGATTTGGGCTGGCCTACGTCAAACGCTATAGAACCCAAACACTACGTACACCTACTTAAAAAACTCTACCTTTTTATTGCAAGCAGACAAGTGCGAGCAATTTGGTTAAGGTGGAGCACCTCGGAAAAGTCCGGGGTGTTCTTGTTTGTGTCGGAAATCGACACACCCGGTGTCATCTTTTAAATGTTTGTGTCGGTCTAAGTAACTGGTTTTCAGTTTGAGTGTCGGAAATGTCGGTTATTTTTCTTCTGCAAGGGAAAGTAACTCTCTCTCTCTCTCTCTCTCTCTCTCTCTATAGGGGGACTTGAAATCGACATTCCGACATAGTACCTTCGTTGGACTATGAATGAAATACCTAAAGACCTTCACTTCGAAGGCGACAAGCTCATCCGTGGCATTGAGCAGTTATCCAAGGCGGTAAAGTCCACGCTTGGCCCGAGCGGCCAGACGGTACTTATCGAGAGTCCTCACCACACCCATGGCATTACAGTTACCAAGGACGGTGTTACTGTGGCTAAGGCTGTGGACTTGCTTGACCCTGTCGAGAACTTAGCTGTCCGCATGATGAAGGAGGCTGCTGACCGGACGGCCAGTGAGGCGGGTGATGGTACTACTACGAGCATTGTTTTGGCTGAGGCTTTGGTCAAGGGTGGTATTGCTAAGCTGGACGACGCCAACAAGACGGATGTATTGCGCGAGTTGGTCGAGCTTACTCGCGGTGTTGTTGCGGACATTGACAGTCGCAGTCGTCGTTTAACTAAGAAGCACGTTCGCAACGTAGCTACTATCAGCGCCAACAACGACAGGGCTATTGGGAAGTTGATTGCTGACGTATATGGCAAGGTGGGCAAAGACGGTGTTGTCACTGTCGAGAAGAGCATGACCAGCGACACCGGCTTCAACGTCACCCACGGGCTCAAGCTCGACCGTGGTTATTCGAGCGAGTTGTTTGTCAACGACCAGAGTCGTGACGAGTGCGTCTTAGAGGACTGCCACGTTATGGTTTGCGACAGTGAGATAAACAACGTCTTGGCTATCGAGAACGTCTTGGGTCCTATCATCCGTGAGGGCAAGCGTCTTCTCATCGTTGCTCCGTGCAGCACTCACGTCATCAACACCCTTGCTGCCAATGTGGTCAAGAAGGGATTAAAGGTCTGCGTTGTTCCTCCTCCCAATTTCGGGTATAAGCAGCACGAGCTTATGCAAGACTTGGCGGTTATTGTTGGTGCCACGTACTACAGTGAGAAGACGGGCGACGACTTAAGCCTTATGGACCTTGGCGACTTGGGTTTTGCGGACCGCATTGTTGTGGGTCGTGGCGAGACAATCATCGTCAAGGAGGCTCGCGAGGACGGCGTCGACGAGCGCATTGCTGAGCTTCACGAGGCTCATAAGCTTGCCCAGCGCAAGGGAGACAAAGACTTCATCCATCAACGCATCGCGGGCCTCACCGGCGGCATTGGCGTCATTGAGGTCGGTGGCCATACTGACTTGGAGCAGAAGGAGCTATACGACCGTGTCGACGATGCTGTGTGCGCTGTCCGCGCTGCTATGCAGGACGGCGTCGTTCCCGGCGCTGGCGTCACGCTGTACAACATCAGCTCTACCCTTTCTGGCGGCATTGCTTCCGACATCCTTTGCGCGGCTCTTCGCGCCCCCATGGACCAAATCATGACCAACGCTGGTGTCGACTACGACTACAGTATGACTGACGACGGCTTTGGTTTCGATGTTAAGAGCGGCGAGTACGGCGACCTTATGGAGATGGGCATCATCGACCCGGCTCGCGTGACCAAGACGGCATTGCAAAACGCTGTCAGCGTTGCCGTCACCATCCTCAGCACTCGGGCCATCATTACTCTCGCACGGGCATGAGGGAATATATAGAGAGGTGGCTGGAGCCTTTAGGCGCTAATACCCTTTTCGCCGACGGTTTTGACGAAGCCATCATCGGCATCACGGAGGTTGACGAGGGTTGGCGGACGTGTTACGATACGGGCCGCATCATGGAGCTGCTCGTCAACGAGCACGGTATGAGTGAGGTTGAGGCGATGGAGTATTTCGATTTTAATATTGCGGGCGCCTATGTGGGTCCGCTGACACCAATTTTTATTCAATGCGTCCTATAGGAAAATACATTATCCTCGACGAGGTCAAGGAGGAGGTGACCACCGAGAGTGGCCTTTTGCTCAGCGCCGAAGACAAGAACCAGCTCCGCTACGGTCGTGGCATTGTTGTGGCTTCGGGCACCGACGTAGGCACCATCGTCTCTGGCGACGACCTGTACTACGACAAGCGTGCCAGCTACACCATGCTCATCGACGGCACTGCGCGCACCATTATTTCTGAGCGCGACGTCGTCGTTGTCTTGTGAACTCATTTATCTCCATCATGGCATTTCGGTAGACCTTATCGGTATACTTCACGTTGCGCTTAAAGGATGGGTTCTTTTGGTCATCGGTAGGGAACTCCTTGCCGTCTATCAGTGCGTACATATATCCTATCACGCGCTTGGCTTTGTATGTCAGGTTGTATACGCCGAGTCTTGACTTTGACTCTACGGATACTTTCTCTACCCAACCATTCCTTCTCAATCGTTCAAAGCGGTCTTTATCCCATGAGAAGACCTTGTCAAATTCCGAGAATTTGGCTTTAGTAAAGTATGGCTCATCGTATAGGAAGATGAGCATCTCTAGGTCGGCGTTGGTTATCCCATACTTACCCCTTATGAAGTATCGTATGACGCGCCAGTACTTTAAATAGTTCATTGTAATTTGCTGTCACAAGATATTTGATATGCCACGAATCACAACCACTAAGTCTCAAGAGGACGGTGTCAAGAGGAAGACTAGGACCATGACCACTAAGTCTGGGGCTACAGTAACCCGCACCAAAACGAAGAGCAAGCTTGGCAAGACTAAGTCTCAGTCTAAGTCCACTACTTCTTCGAGCGCAAAAAACGGTCGCGTCTCTTCTAGGACCACTACCAACTATCGGACAAAGTCCAAGAAGGGTAAGGGTTCTGCTGCGAAGAGCAAGGGCACTAAGGTTGTTGTCAAGAAGAGCGGTATGGGAGACGGGTTTACTGGAAATACTGATTCTGGCAAGAGGAAGTCTAGAGCGAGTATTACGAGCAAAAAGGCCAGAAGCCGGTACTGATGACCCGCGAAGAGTTTTCATATAAGATGGTGTGCTTCGGAATTGCCGGGGCCATCATCTGTATGATTATCCATAAGTTTACTCATGGCTAAGAACAAGATTTGCCCAGCGGGCAAGGCCGCCGCAATGAGGAAGTACAAGAAGTGGAGTGCTTATGCCGCTATGTATGCGAGCCGGTATTGCAAGGACAAAAATTTTGACAGGAAATAATGGCAAGTAAAGGATATGGCAAGCCGTGTACGGCTAAGGTGAAGGCTAAGGTTATGAAGCCCCGCAAGCCTAAGAAAAAGTAATGGGCGAGCTCAAGAAGTGGCGCGACGAGAAGTGGGTGCGCATCGGTTTGGATGGCAGCATCAAGGGCGAGTGCGGCACGAGCAAGAACAAGAAGAGCCCAGATAGGTGCCTGCCCCTGTCTAAGGCCAAGAGTTTAAGCAAGGCTCAGCGTGCTGCTACGGCGCGTAAGAAGAAGGCTGGGAAGAAGCAGTTCGTTTCTAATACTCCTGCGGCAAGAGTTAGTCGCAAATAATTATCTTTGGATATGACAGTTCAAGAAAAGAAAGAGTATCGTCGGTCTTTGCGCGATTGGCGCAAGGCAGTCATCCAAGCTAAAGAAGACGGTGTTGAGGCTCCGTCTCGCCCTCGTCGTGCTTCCAAGTAAGCTCATTCGGTTCCTTAGCCGAAAGAGCGTCAAGCGCCTTGCCCGCTGGGTGATTCCGTATCTTGTAAAAAGAATAAAGCGTAATGCCTATTCCCGCAGGCACAAAATTTCACGGCGTCGCCGCGAGCGTTGACACCACCGATAGGGGTAGTGCTACCGTGCAGCCTTTGCGCGACGCGTATACCATTGAGGAGATTGCTTCTTCGGGCACTTCTGACGTGTATACGCTCAACTCTAGCACCGACGGCGACAACGTAGACTTGAACTTGGATGCTGTCAGCGGCCTCAACTCTACTGTCCAGCTCACGGCTGGTTCTGGTATCGGTCTCTCTCAGTCTGGCGGTAACAACGTCACCATTGACAATACGCTCAACAACGTTGGCGGCGTAGCTGTTTTGGAGCCTGAGTTTATGACTGTTGGTCCCGGCGGTTCATCTACTATTACTACGAGCAAAAATATTGTCGACTTGACTTGGGTCGGAGCTGCTGGCACCCACAATCTTACGTTGCCTTCTGCTGCTGCCATCCCGTATCGTTTTCTGCGTATCGTCAACGACGGCACTGTCACGGCACAGGACAAGGTCGATGTCTATGCTCCGGGTTCTGAGACCATTGACGGGCAGGCATCGTATAGGATTAACAAGGTGTATAATGGTATTGCTGTCTGGTCTGACGGCAACAACTGGATTGTCATCCAAGCAAAGAGTACGTAATGGGTAGGATTCCACGCAGGTTTATTGTGAAAAAGGCACGCGGTCGCCAGTACAAGGAGCGACAAAGTGCTCGTGTCGACCGTCGTCTTGGCGGCGACGGCACTGGTCATGGCGCCACTGTCAATCCTTTTACCAATAAATTCTTGAAGTCCCGCAGTCACCCTACGGTACAGAAGGAGGTGGATTGGTACAACTCTCCTCAGGGAGCTGACTTCAAGAGGGAGTATGAGTTGAAGAAGACTAACGCATTGGGTCGTCCCCGCAAGTATTTCAAATACAAGAAGCGCCGTGGCGAGTAAGAAAGACATGCCTTGCAACAAGCCTCGCCGGTCTACGAGCAAGGGCAAGAAGATGATGGTCAAGGCTTGTTCTGGTGGCAAGGAGAAGATTATCCATTTCGGAGCCAAGGGCTACGGTCATAACTACAGTCCTGCTGCGCGTAAGAGTTTCAAGGCACGACACAAATGTGATACGGCCAACGACAAGCTCACGGCTCGTTACTGGGCGTGCAAGAAGTTATGGGCTGGCAAGGGCGGAAGCAAGAAGGCGAGCCCTAGCGGTCGGAAAGGAAAGTATTAACTTAGTAGCTATGAAACAGGGATATAACTCTCGCCTCGATGAATCTCTCGGGGCCCGTCACGGAAAAAAGTCTCAGTCCATGAAGTCTCGTCGTAACGAGTCTAAGGGCGCAAGCAAGGCTTCCGGAAAGAACGCTTACGGTGGTGACCATTCTATGGAAGAGACTCGCCGCGTAAACAACGTTAAGTCTCACCTTTCAAGCTGCATTCGCAAGTGAAAGGTTTAGGCGACAGCATCGAGAAGGTCACCAAAGCCACCGGCATTAAGAAGGTGGTTGATACTGTGGCCAAGGCAACGGGTAAGGATTGCGGGTGCAACAAGCGTCGTGACACATTAAACCGAATGTTCCCATACGAATAATGGCATATCAGAAGTTACAAGTCGAGCGGGCCCTTGAGGTCATCGCCAGCGACACCATCAACATCCCTAACGTTGCGGGCGCCACACTTAGTGGCACTACTGATGGAACGGGCACTAACCAGCTTGTCGACTCAGCCCAAGACTTTACGGCGGGAAACATCAATGGTCTTGCTGGAAGTATCATTTACACGCCTACTACAGCTCATAAGGTAATCGGCGTAGTTGACGCCAATACCCTTTCTATTACTGGCACTATTGCTTCCAGTCAGGCTTACGTCATTTACTCTGACGCCAATACGGGGTGCGTCTTGTACAGCGGTGCTGGCGGAGACATCAAGGTTTTGACGGCGGGCAACGACGAGGTGACATTTACTGGTGTTGCTGCTGGCGCTTTCATTCCCGTTCAGGTTTTGCGCGTCTTTGCTACCCCTGCTCCTCCTGCCGGAATCATAGCCCTTTGGTAATATGTTTATTGCCATTGGTGATTCAGTAAACGGCGGCACTGGCACTGGCACTGGCACTGGTGGCGGTGGCGGCACTTCTCGCACGGCCCCTATTTTTCAGTATAAGCTTCGCCCTGAGGACCGTATTCCTAAGACTACAAGGTTTGTATTTACTTCACTGAGCACTTTCCCCTTTGAGGTTTATATCGGCGACGACACTTACGTGATTAACAGCTCCGCTGATACGATTGCTGTAAACGTTACCGACCCGAACCCTACTGATGTCAGCTTATCTGTTGGCGCTAAGGTCGAAATAGATTGGTCTAGAGGTGGCTCATTTGGGATAAACAAGGTCTTACGTATCGATAATCTTATAGTAGGGGGTTCTGAGTTCATCAATTACGAAGACCGAGACTTCTCTGATATCTCTACCCTTCCTGCTGAAATCTCATCGAGTTTAATCGGATGTTTTAGTGGCGCTACAGGATTGCCTTCTAACATCGGCTTATGGAAAGTTGACGGGGTAACCTTGTTCAACGACATGTTTGCGGGGGTACCGGAATCTGTTATGAGCGACACTTTCGGTCAGTGGAAGTTTGGTGACGGCGCTGATTTTGGCGCTAGTTCTTTCCCAAATCTTAGCGACGCGGACCTTGCGTCTTGCTTGGTTCAATGGGAAGCGAATGCAAACCAAGGGATTAATGTTGATGCTGCCGGACGACCTTTTGGTAGCGACCCTCGTGGCGGGGGTGCTATACGAGACTTAGACGAGACGGTATACCCTGCTGCTAAGACGGCCTACGACAATCTCATTGCTAACTCCAACTGGGACTTTGGAGACAGTATCAATTGGGTCTCATGAGCAAAGTATATCTCCCAGTTGAGCCTGTGGTCGACCTTACTGAGTTCCTTGCTATTTTGCCGAACGTCACTGACGAAGCGAATAAAGGAGGATACGTACCTTTCGAAAACCTCATCCCCCCCAGCTCTATTCAGCTTACTGAAGCTGAGGACGTAGCTGAAGGGTGGCCCGACCCTAACGCACCAGAAGAATAAGACATGCCTATACCTCCCGGAACAAAATTTCACGGCGTCGCTCCCGACGTCGAAACAGAGAACAAGGGGTCCGCGAGCCGCAATGCCAACCGTGACGTCTACACCATTGAGGAGTTTGGCGGCGGCGGCGGCGGCGGAATTTTTGAGACCGATATCCTGTACAACCTTACTAACGGACATACGTTCGGTCGCCTTTCTGGCAACGGAACCTACCCTGTTGGTGATAGTGGTGTAACGGTTGTCGATTTCATCCGCGACGTTCTCATTATGCAGAGCGCGACTTTCAGTGCCACTCCTATCCCTGCTTGGCAATACAACCTCACTAACATCGACATCAATGTTCAGTGGCAGTATACCGGTGGAGACAACGCGACTTTGGTTCGCCGCGTCAACGGTGGGGCTATCGAAGAGTTGCAGACGGGCATTGCTCCCGGCAGCGGAACTTTCTTGGATGAGACGCTGCCTACGTTCCCGGAGTTTGTCATCAACTACGTTTACTACTATCTGAACATCTTTGATGCTGAGGGCAATCAGCTCCTTCAGGACGTAGCTATTGCTACCCAGCAAGCGTATATGGTTCCTGCTGTCACGACAAGTGTTGAAGCCGACAACGACGGTCGCTCTCCCGACGAGACTGGACTTATCCGAGAGTGGGGTAATGACGCTAGTAGTATCGAAGGTGTAGCCACGAAGATGTCTACCTACGTTCCTATGACGGAGGTTCGCGTGTATCGCGGTGCTACTGAGCTTGCTTCAGCCACTGTTATTGGTGACCCTGCCAGCGAGACTTTAGCTGTTCCCGGAGATGCCCCTGCTAGTCCTACTACTGACTTTACGTATACGACGCAGGTTTCGGATACGCAGAGCGACAACGATGGTGACATCTATGCCAACATCAGTGCTGACCAGACGGTTTCTATGCGTCCTCCCATGATGTTTATCGCAAGCTCTTTGGATGGTTCTGGCGCTACTCCCGGTCAGGCTTTGTACAATTCTTACGCCTCGGCTACGGACGGCTACTTCCGTCTTTTCGCTGGCGAGTTTGCTGAGACGTTCTCTACTGTAGCTACCATGGCTGACGTAAGCAACTACGCTTGGATTCTCTATGACGATTCCCTTGGTGCTCCTGAGCTTCGTCAGGGCGGCCCTACAGGTCCTATCGTCAACTTTGACGACTTCGGCACTGAGACCATCACTAACGACTTTGGTGTGAGTGTAACCGTTCGCTTGCTCCGTTCACCCTTTACTGGTCCTTTCTCTACAGGCACCAACTTCTACATTTCATCTAATGGCTGAATTTCCCGACCTACTCATCAACCCGAACCCTAACGCTCCTACTCTGGACGCTTCGGGGAATCAAGTTCGTGGAATCAATATCTTTGAGACTACGGCAGAGCGTGATGCGCTAAACATTACGGTTCGTATCCCCGGTGCCTTGGCTGTCATTAAGGGCAGTGACGAGCTGTATCAGTATACGGCCTCTACTGTTGACGACACGGCTTGGCAAAACGCCTCTAACTGGTTGGGCGTTGGTTCTGCCGGCGGTTCTGGTGTACAGAACCTGAACAACCTAGACGGCAACCTTACTCTTGTCGGTGCCGGCGGTATTACGATTACTGACGATGGCAGCAGCACTATTACTGTTACTGGCGCCTCCGGCGGCGTTACAGACATTGACGGTGAGACCGGCTCTATTAATCTCACTGCCGGTGACGGCATTGAGGTTGATGTCGTTACTGGCACTGGAGAAATTCAGATTAGTTCCACTGGCGGAAGCACTGAGGGCATTGACCTTTCTTTTGTCGTTCGTGACACCGCATACGCGAGTGACCAAGACCACGAAGGAACCGTATTCACCTTTGGTCTTACTGGCTCATTAGCGGTTGGTGTTTATCAGTATAATGGCACTACATGGAGCGCAGCTAGTAATGCGGCACCTTCCTCCGCTAAGGGGCTATTGGGAATTGGACTGGGTAGCGCGGGCCTCTTACAGAGCGGGATATTTTGTTTGACTGTCGCCGCTCCTTTTACTGCTGGCGATGTACTGTATCTCGGTGCCGGTGGCAGTATTATTAATGACATCAGCGGCCTCACCCAAGGTGAAGTCGTGCGTGTTATTGGCACCTACCTAGGGCAGGATGGCAGTGTATACAAGACTTATTTTAATCCGAGTCCAGACTGGATTGAGATTGCGTAATGCCGGGGCTCAAGAAGTTTTCTAATGTAGATGTCACTGACATTGAAGGTGTGTCTTCGGTATCGAGTATCGCTGGGATTAGTGGTGTTCAACTTTTAGGTTCACCATTAATTCTTCGGTTGACAATTGCCAATGATGGAGACGAGTGGGACCCTACAGTTAGAATGAATTCCGGCACTGGAGTTATTGATTGGGGAGATGGGAGCCCTACTGAATCGGTTAGCACAGCCGGCGTTCCTCCTCATACGTACGCTACTGCCGGGACATACGATGTAACGCTGACCCCTTTCACAGGTTCTCAAACCCGTACGGTTGGTTTGTCTAACTTTGACACTCCGGACACACAAATCACAGAGGTCCTTGCTTTTGGAGACTGTGGACGTGTAGGATTTAGGAGGTGGGCTTCTCTTGTTACAATCCCTCTCAATGGTTATTTAGACCTAACGGGGATTGAATTTTTTCAGAACGATACTTTTAGGGATTGTTCCTCTTTTGTTGGGCCAACAAGCATGTCGGGCTACGCGTCTTTGGATGCGTTTTCTTCTCTGGGGGGAGTCTTTCAAGCGGCGCCTTTATTTAATAGGCCCGGTCTTAATGATTTAGACACCTCCTCGGTCACGATTCTTTCTCTAGCGTTTAACGGAGCTTCTGCGTTTGACCAAGACATCAGCGGTTGGGACGTTGGTCTTGTGGAGACTATGTTTGGGATGTTTGACGGAGCTTCTGCGTTTGACCAAGACATCAGCGGCTGGGACATTGGTCTTGTGGAGAATATGGGCATTATGTTTCGTTCCAGTTCCTTCAATCAGGACATCAGTGGTTGGGACGTGAGTGGCGTGACGAATATGGCCGGTATGTTTACTAATGCTTTTTCGTTTGACCAAAATCTAGGAGCGTGGCAGTTTAAGAATAACGTGGATGCTAATAACTTCTTTAAAGGTTCCGGCATTAGCGATGCGAATTTAGCGTTGTGTCTAGAAGGCTGGGATAGCGTTGGTCAAGGCACGGGGGTCAATATGTCTAATATGGTAACAAGGACGTTAAGTGAGTCTACCTATCCGAATGCTAAGGCCGCGTACGACAATCTCATTGCTACCTATAGCTGGGACCTTACCAACTCAATCACTTGGGTAGCATGAGTTGTATAAAAAAAATATCTGGAAAGACACTAGCT